GATCAGATGAAAGAATATGAACCAGAATTTGACCAAATGTTATTTTACCTCCCTCTAAGCGGCTCAACTTTTAAGAAAGTCTATTATGATGCTCTTTTAGGAAGAGCCGTTTCAAAATTTGTTCCAGCTGATGATTTAATTGTACCTTACTCTGCAAACTCTTTAGAAGATGCAGAAGCAATTGTACAAGTAATTAAAATTTCAGAAAACGAATTAAGAAAACAACAAGTGAGTGGATTCTATAGAGATGTAGAATTAGGTGAACCTCCTGTTACAGAAAATCAATTAGAAGATACTAAATTACGTCTTGAAGGAATTTCTAAAGATGGCAATGAAGATCAATATACTTTATTTGAAATACATACTAATTTAGATTTAGATGGTTATGAAGATCTTGGTGAAGATGGAGAACCTACAGGAATTAAATTACCTTACGTTGTAACGATCGCACAATCAAATCAAAAAGTTTTATCTATTAGAAGAAACTACAATCAACAAGATCCAAGAAAAAATAAAATTAATTATTTTGTTCAGTTTAAATTTTTACCTGGAACTGGTTTTTATGGTTTCGGTTTAATTCATATGATCGGTGGTTTAACTAGAACTGCAACAGCAGCTTTAAGACAACTACTAGATGCAGGAACTTTATCTAACTTACCAGCTGGATTTAAATCTAGAGGTATTAGAGTTAGAGACGATGCACAGCCATTACAACCTGGTGAGTTTAGAGATGTCGACGCTCCGGGAGGCAATATTAAAGATCAGTTTATGACTTTACCTTTTAAAGGACCTGATCAAACATTACTTCAGTTAATGGGTATTGTTGTTCAAGGTGCACAAAGATTCGCGGCCATCGCTGATATGCAAGTTGGCGATATGAATCAACAAGCTGCAGTCGGTACTACAGTTGCGTTACTTGAAAGAGGTTCAAGAGTAATGTCAGCTATTCACAAAAGATTGTATGTAGGTTTAAAACAAGAATTCAAATTATTAGCAGAAGTATTTAAAACTTATCTACCACCAGTATATCCTTATGATGTAGTTGGTGCGAGTAGAGAGATTAAAATGCAAGACTTTGATGATAGAATAGATATTCTACCAGTTGCTGATCCTAATATATTCTCTCAAACACAGAGAATATCTTTAGCGCAAAGTCAATTACAACTAGCGCAATCAAATCCTCAGATGCATAATTTATATCAAGCATATAGATCTATGTATGATGCGCTGGGGGTGAAAAATGTAAATGCAATTTTACCACCACCTCCACAACCAATACCAATGGACCCTGCGTTAGAGCATATTATGGCAATGTCACAAAAACCATTCCAAGCTTTTCCAGGTCAAGACCACAAAGCTCACATTGATGCTCACTTAAACTTTATGAGATTGAATATGGTTCAAAATAATCCTATGGTTATGGCTGCAATACAAAAAAATATTTTAGAGCACATTAGTTTAATGGCTCAAGAACAAGTTCAAATAGAGTTTGTAGAAGAATTACAAGAATTACAAATGATACAACAACAAATGCAACAAATGGGTGGAATGAATCCAGCTATGGCACAAGGAATGATGCAAAATCCACAGATGCAACAGCAACAACAAAGAGTTCAACAGATAACAAACCAAATTGAAGCTAGAAAAGCGCAACTAATTGCTGAAATGCAGGAAGATTATGCTAAAGAAGAAGAACAAATTACAGGTGAATTTGCTGGTGATCCATTATTGAAGATCAAATCAAGAGAAGTTGACCTAAGAGCAATGGAAAATGAGCGAAAAGAGGAAGAAGGACAAGAAAAAATCAACATAGACAAGATGAAAGCTATGATGAATCAAGAACAACACGAAGATAAGCTTGAACAAAACGAAGAATTGGCTCATTTACGTGCAGGAGTGTCAATTGCGAAACAACAAATGGCCGACCAAAGTAAAAGACACGATTTTGGTAGAAATTTTAAAAAAAAATAGGTATAATTAACACAAGGAGTAAACTATGGGCAAAGATTGGCAAAGAGGACAAACTTTTATGAACAAAGACGTTAAAACTACAAAATGTATTGGCGTTGGTAAAGACGGTTACCTAACAGGTGGCGTTAATATCTCTAAAGAAGTTCCTAATATCCAAGAATCTCAATCGGTTACTGTCAAAGGCACAAAAGCTATGAGATCTGACAAGAAACCGGTTAAAGCTACTTGGTACTAGTATGGCTTGGTTTGGTTTAGCAAAGATTGCTTTGCAAGCTGGGACGCATATTTTCAAGAAGCGTCAAGAGACGAAGATGGCGATGGCAGATGCACAACATATGCACGCTGCTAAGATGGCCCGAGGTGAAGAGCAATACCAGGGCAAATTATTAGAAGCCCGTCAGTCAGACTACAAGGACGAGGCGGTTTTGATAATTCTTACGTTGCCCATCGTGGTGCTCGCATATGGAGTCTTTTCAGACGATGTCCAGGCAATGGACAAAATAAAAGTCTTCTTTGAGCATTTTCAAGCGTTGCCGAGCTGGTTTACAAATTTATGGATACTTGTAGTTGCAAGTATTTATGGTATAAAGGGAACACAAATATTTAGAAACGGAGCAAAAAAATGAGACAAAACGGAGTAAGATCAAATGTTAGATTTCCATACGGAAAAGGTGGATCTACAAAAAAGAAAAAACAAGGTTACAAAGATAGAAAAGATGAATCTATTGCTATGAGAATCAGAAAAAAAAGAACTCCTGCACAGTTAAAAGCTAGCAGAGATGAGTCTTATGGTAAATGGGGATCTAAAGCTAAAAAATCTGGAAAGATAAATAAATAATGCCTGAGTATTTTAATTCAACAGCAGCGCGTCCTATGACTACAAGAAAAAGTATTTATAGAGGTGGTGGTGTAGTTAAAGGTGGCAGAGGAATGGGAGTCGCTCTTAGAGGTGGTGGAAGAGTTGCAGCTAAAGATGGTGACTGGATTCAGAAAGCTGTTAAAGGGATGAGAAAAGATAAACCTTGTACGGGCAAAAAATTTGGAAGCAAGTCTTGCCCTCCAGGATCAAAAAGATATAACCTAGCCAAAACTTTTAAAAAGATGGCTAAGAAAAGAGGATAATATGGCTAACACAGGAAGAATGAATCTTTTAGAAGAAGTAGGCAGAATTGACGCTGAAAGATCTAACCCTAATAGAAGAGCTGAAAAAAGAAGAGTTGTCAGCGAACTAAACAGAGGTTACAAATCTGGCGGTAGAGTAAAATCTAGAGGCTGTGCTAAAAGAGGATTTGGCAAAGAAGTTAGATAATGTTTAAAAAGTGGTGGGTAAACATAGTTGAAAAACTTTTTGGAAAAAGATGTAAGTGTGATGAGAAAAGCAATAATCCAAGCGCTTGAAGATAGATACAAAGCGCAAATATCAGAAGCTGATGCGACTTTAAAGATTTTTTTAGATCATTCAGTCGGCCTTGGCGAACACCCTCAACATATTGAAGAAGTAGATAAACTTATTCAAAAAATTTCTAGTGCTAAAGGAAAATTAGAGACACTTAAGGAATTTGAATAATGCCTTTTAAATCAGAAAAACAAAGACGTTATTTATTTAAAAACGAACCTGCTATTGCCAAGAAGTGGACTAAAAAGTATGGCAGTAAGCCGGTTAAGAAAAAAGGAAAGAAGAAAAAATAATGGATGATTTAGAAATAACATATAAACTAAAAAAGAGAATAGATACTACAATTCAACAGATTGGCGACGCAATGATGACAGGTGGGGTTGACAATATGGAAAAATACAAGTATTTACTAGGACAGGCACAAGCCTATCAAATAATTAAACAGGAAATCTCTAACCTGCTAAAAGAGGAAAAGGAGCCAAATGACGGAAACGTTATCGACATCACAGGAAAAGGAAAAGGCAATTCCAAAACATAGGAACGCCTTACAAGAAAAATATAAACAAGAAGAATCTCACGTTAAAAGATTAGACGAAAACAATATTCAAGATGTAGCTGATCAATTACCAGAACCATCTGGTTATAGATTATTGCTATTACCATTTACACCTAAAGAAAAAACTAAAGGTGGAATTTTATTTTCCCAA